CAGCCACACACCAGATGCCTCTGCGGCTGGCTTTATTGCTTACAATAGCGTAACAGAAGCCAACTGCATTGCATGGGCGCAAGCCCAAGTCGGTCAGGCAGAAGTCGAGGCCGCAATTGCAGCCAAGATTGACGCTGACAAAAACCCAACCAGCGCAAGTGGAACACCTTGGTCTACTGAGTAAAACAACATAAGAAAGGAAATCAAATGACTACTGAAGATAAAAAGGTAATCATCACGATTGACGACAAAGACTACACTGAAGACGATCTTACCAACGAACAAAAGATTATGATCAATCACATTAACTCTTTGCAGCAGAAAGTCAATTCTGCAGAGTTTAATTTAGATCAATTACGGGTTGGTAAAGATGCTTTTGTAAACATGCTTAAATCTAGCCTAGAGACCCCAACAGAACAAGAGGCATAAGTAAATGTCAAGAGACCTGTCTGCAGCCCTGAGTAATTCCTTAGAGGATAATGTAGTCTCTCCATTCTTTGCCATTGACTTAGAGTTTGATAGCCCAAATACCCTACGTCTGTGGACAGGTTATGGTACCCTTGTATATGAGGGTATCAGCTACTATGGTACAGGAGAACTCTTAGGTATTTCATCTGTAGAAGAGACCGTAGAGATGTCTGCTAAAGGGGCTACACTTACTCTTAGTGGTGTCCCTAGTGAAGTCATCTCTTTGGCTCTACAGGAGCCTTACCAAGGCCGTGTGTGTAAGATTAACTTTGGCATGTTTGCTACTGACAATCTATTACAAGAAGATGGCACAAGTTATATCCTTATGCAAGACGGATCTAAAATAAGATTAGAATCTCAACAGACAAGTCTTACTGAGGTGTTTACTGGTTATATGAACCAGATGTCTATTGAGGAAGGCCCAGAGAGTTCTACTATCCAGTTATCTGTAGAAAATAAACTTGTAGACTTAGAGAGATCTAGAGTAGCTCGTTATACATCAGCTTTCCAGAGAAATAGGTTTACTGGTGATGCTGGGTTAGATTTTGTTGAGAGCCTACAAGACCAGAAATTAACATGGGGACGTGTAGTTGATTAAATACCAGCAAGAGTTCCTTGTGACTGCTAGACCCGATGCACAGAAGCTATTAGAAGCCCACTGGGAAGAGATAGCACTCAATAAGACTAAGATAGCCCTTAACCCTGATTGGGAAGCATACGAGGCTCTAGAGACAGCAGGGAAACTAAAGATATTCACTGCCAGAGATGACGACAAGATGATAGGCTACTTTGTCGTTATCGTAGGGATTAACCTACATTATAAAGACCATGTCTTTGCAGTTAATGATATACTGTATCTAGACCAACAATATCGTAAAGGTCGTACTGGCCTAAAGCTAATCAAGTTTGCAGAACAATGCCTGAGAGATGATGGTGTATCTGTTCTTAATATAAACACTAAAGTACATAAACCCTTTGATAGTCTGATGGAGTATCTAGGGTTTAATCTTATAGAACGTGTTTACTCAAAGTATATAGGAGACTCTTAAGAATGGCTGTTTCTGCTGGTATGGCATTACTATCAACAAGTGTTGCATATGCTACAGGTGCTACACTTATTGGTGGTACATTTATGGCACACTTCCTAGTCACTACGGCTATGGGGGCTGCCCTTAATGCTCTTACACCTAAACCTTCTCTTGGTGGATCTAATGCAGCTAACCGTGGGTATCAGGTAACTCAACGTGGTGCTGCTGTAGATCATCAGGTTATCTATGGTCAAACTCGTGTTGGTGGTGTTGTTGTCTTTGATGCCGTATCAGGTGATGAGAACGAATACCTACACCGTGTTGTAGCTTTTGCTGGACATGAGATTGAAGAGTTTACTACATTCTATCTTAATGATGTAGCTGTTACCTTAAGTGGTTCTGATGTAACCAATGAAGAGTTTCAGATTAAAGATGAAGACGGTAACTTCGTAGAGTATGCTATTCGTATTAATACTCACTTAGGGACTGATGATCAAACTGCTGATAGTGATCTTGTAAGTGAAGTTACAGAATGGACGACAAACCACAGACTACGTGGTATAGCTTATGCTTACTTCAGGATAAAGTATGATCCTAATGTCTTTGATCAAGGTATCCCAGATATTTCTGCTGTAATCAAAGGTAAGAAAGTATATGATCCCCGTACAGAAACTACAGCTTGGTCTAGTAACCCTGCATTATGCTTACGAGATTACCTAACATCTGATTATGGGTTAGCAGAAGCTACAGCTAATATTGATGATACTCTAGTCTCTACTGCAGCTAATGTTTGTGACTACTACAATTATCCTACACTAACAGGAGATCCCCGTTTTACTCTTAATGGGGCATTCCTAGTTAGTTCAACTCCCTACGATGTTATAAACGATCTATCGACATCTATGGGTGGTATGTTGTGGTACTCACAAGGTAAGTGGCGTATGAAACCTGCTTACTATACTAATCCCGTTCTGTCGTTAAATGAGGATGACTTACGATCCTCTGTCAGTGTATCTACACGTCATTCTCGTCGTGATAACTTTAATACAGTCAAAGGTGTCTTTAGAGGCCCTGAAACTAATTACCAACCCACAGACTACACACCTGTTACTGATAGTGATTTCTTAACTATAGATGGTAATCAGGAAAGTGTTCTTAACCTAGACTTACCTTATACTGATGACTTTGATATTGCTCGTCGTCTAGCTCTTATTACCCTAGAACGTAATAGACAACAGATCACAGTACAAGCGTCTTTTGGTCTTAAGGCTTTCCGTTGTCAAGTTGGTGACATCATCCAATTAACTAACTCTAGGTTTGGTTGGACTGATAAAGAGTTTGAGGTTATCTCTTGGACCTTTGGGTTACAAAATCAGTATGACCTACAAGTACAACTCACTTTGAGAGAGACATCAGAGAATGTCTTTGATGATATATCTGATGGTGCTTTACTGGAAACAGATAACACAGAATTGGCTGACCCTAAAGGTGGTCTACTGGTCACTAATGTGTCTGTTGCTGATAAAGGTAATATACAAAGAGATGGTACTTTTGTTGGTCAAGCAGAAGTCTCTTGGACTGCTGTATCTAACCCATACCTTAATCACTATGAAGTGCAGTGGAAAGATGTAGATGAAACTGCATGGTTTAGGACTGAAGCCCCTAGAGGTCAGACATCAGTTATTATTGGCCCACTAGAAACTGGTGTACAATATAACGTAAGAGTACGTGCAGTCACTGTATCAGAGGTTAAAGGATCTTGGGTCTCTGCTACTGCTTATACTCACGGTGGGGATACTACAGCACCATCACCAGTTACTGGACTATCTGCTACAGGTGGACCAAAGAACGTAACTTTAGACTGGACTGCCCCTACAACAGACAGTGATGCTTCTACCTTATATGATCTTAAAGGATATCATATCTACCGTAGTACTTCTAACAGCCAACCAGCAAACCCTGTAGCATTCTCTGGCTCAGATAAATATGTAGATGGTGGGTTATCTCAAGATACACAATATTACTACTGGGTAACTGCTGTAGACTTTACTGGTAATGAGAGTACTGCAGTAGCCTCTGGTGCTGTATCTACTGATGCTGCTATTGTTGTCGTACAAGAAGACACTAGAATTTACACTGGTACAGTTTATTATCAGACACTACAAGCTACTGCACCAAGTACACCTAGTGCAACTACTTTCAATGAAACTACACTTACTTTTGGTAACTTGACCTCTGGTTGGGCTACAACTCAACCTTTTGTTGATGCGACAAGCACAGTAGTTAAAGAGTGGTCATCTAAGTATAAAGTAGAGTTTGATATAGACGATAATGTAACTATCACATTTACTACACCTGATGGTGCATTTCAGATTACTGACGACATTGAGAGTGATAACTATGTTGCTGGTAGTACTGGTTGGCGTATAGAACGTGATACAGGATTTGCTGAATTTGGTTCTGCAGCTATTCGGGACACACTCTCT